GGTTTCGGTGTAGTCGTCGGCCGTGGTCAGGCCGTGCCGGTGCATGTACTCCCGGTGCTTCGACCGCGAGGAGATGTCGGTGCCGTCCTGCGCCTGCAGGCCGATGTAGTGCCGGTCGCCGGCCAGAGCGTTGTCCTGGGCGCTCGTGCGGCCGGTGGGCGGGAAGTAGCGGTCGGCCGTCTCGCCGCAGCAGATCAGCGGCCTGGGGCTCCTGAGGTGGTCCGAGATCGAGCGGAACACCTCCAGGGTGTTCGCGCACTTCGCGCAGCGGAATGCGTAGGTCGGCATCACATGCTCCCGACCGCCGATCCGGTGTCCGACATCGAGCCCGAGCCGCGCAGGCGGTTGACGATGGCCTTGGTCTGCTGGGGGCTGCGCTTTTTCTTCATGCCCTCGTGCAGCATCTCGCCGCCCTTGTCGGCCTCGTTGAATTCCTCGGCCACTTTCACGGGCGGGGCCTTGACATCGTCGGGCTTGAATCCGTGGGCTACAGCGGCCATGAAGCGGGCCTGCTTGGGTGTTGAGCTTGGCATGTCAGTACGCTCCTAGTTGCTTGGCACGCTGGGCCTGCTCGATCCACTGGTTGACCGAGTCGATGGTCCGTTGGTCGACCGGCTCGGAGAAGCCCGAGCCCCGCTTTTCCATTGCCCCGATGACCATGTTGCGGGTGTTCCCGGGCCTGCCCTGCATCTCTTGAAACAGGCGCTCGTAGGTCTTGGGCATCATCGCCTCGATGGGGACATTGTGCCCCAGGCTTCCTGCGTAGCGGCCGGCAAAGCTGGTGTCGTAGGCCGGATGCTCCGAGGGCGAGAGGGGCGTGCCCTCCAGGGCCTCGATGACGGTGTTGCCGACATGGCCCTTGCCGACCCCCGCCAGCGCCGGGTCGGTGATGGCGTTCATCAGGTCGGCCTTGTTGAAGCCCAGCATCTGCTGCGGGCCGACCTTGGTCAACTGCTGCGACATGGCCGTCCTGAGGTTGCCCGGGGTGGTGTCGATGCCGTGGCCGGTGAGCAGTTGCTGCTGCACCTCGGGGTGGTCCAGGCCCAGGAAGCCGCCGAAGGGCCGCACGAGGCCGCCCGTGGTGGTCTGCAGCGGAGCATTCCTGATCATCTGGTTGAGCGCCCTGACGTGCTGCGGCCCCAGGTCGGCATGGTGGAACAACTGCATCAGCGCATCGGTCGGCATGGTCGAGAAAAACTCGGCGTCCTGGCCCATCGTCGAGGGCATCATGTAGACCTTGCCGGAGCCTCCAGCTTCAAGGCCCTCGCGTGCCGCTGCGGCATTGCGGTCTTGGATGCGCTTGGCGATGGACAGGTTCGACGCCCCGCCGATGTCCCGGCTCATGTTGCCGAGGTCGCGGGCCCAGTCCTGGCCGCCGGTGGTGAGCGTGGGCGTCGGCAACTCGTTGCCGGAGATGTTGGTGACGAGACGATTCCTGCTGCTCATGTCCCACGGCATGGCGACGAGGTTGGAGCCCTTCATGTCCTCGATGGTCAGCGGGGCCTTGGGGGCCATGCCGCCGAGGTCCAGGGCGGTGTAGCGCGAGCCTACAGCGGGGTGCGGGTCCAGGGGCGTATGCGGCAGGTAGCCCTGCATCGCGCGGCCCTCGGCCGCCCTGGCCGCCGCACGCTCGGCCGCGCCGGCTGCCGCGCCCTCGCCCTTGACGGGGTTGACGGCCGCCAGAACGCCCGCCATCGTCGCGGCGGGTGCCGGATGCGCCTGGGCGTAGGTGTCCCAGGCGTTGGAGGCCTGGGCTACACCGGGCAGCTTGCTGCCCCAGTCCTCCACCCCCTTCATGCTGGTGCCGAGGTCCTGCAGCCGCTGGCCGCCGCGCTCGGTCAGCGGGCCGCCCCAGTCTTGGATGTCGTTTACACGCTGTGCGGCGTTCTGCAGCGCAGCGTCCTTGCCCTTGCCGGTGGCAAGGTCCCACAGGCCCTGGGATGCGCCGGCCAGCCCGGCGATGGGCTGCTTGACGATCCCCAGGCCAAGCTGGCCGGCAGCGTCAAGCTGCCCGCCGACTTCGGTCGCCCCTTCGCGCAGGAGGTCACTCAGGCGCGACATCTTTCGCTTCCGGCTCGGCATGGCCGGGCTCGACGACGCCGAGGGCCTCGGGGCCGCCATGCTCGGCGAGCCATGCGGCCTTCTCGTCGTAGGTGGCTCCGCCCGTGAAGAACCGCTGCGGCATCTCCTCCTCGGCAGCGTAGGCCTTGCCTGAGGCTTTCTCGGCCTTCTTCTCCAGCTTGGCCTGCTCCTGCAGCGCCTCGCGCTCGTACTGCTGCTGGACCGGGTCTTCTTCCTGCTCGACGAGCTTGTCTTCCTTCTTCGTCATGGCGATCTCCTACTGGATGGGTGCCCCTGGGGGCGGTGCGGGTTGAAGCGGGACGCCCGAGGCTGGCCCCTGCATCGGAGCGCCTCCCGGGCCGGGCGGGGGCTGCCCATCGGGGCCGCCCAGCAGCCCCATCGCCCCCATGTTGTTGTGCAGGATCGAATTGTGGTGCGTGGCGGCCTTGGCGAGGTTCTCGACAGCCTGGGTCTTGTTCTTGGTCGTCTCGCTCTTGGTCTTGTCGATCTGCGCCTGCTCGGCCGGCCCCGGCGGCTGCTTGGTCTGGTCGTTCTGGCTCGCCGCAGCGACCGCCTGATCGAGGACCGTCTGGATTTCCTTGCTGATCCTGAATCCGCCCAGGCCCCATTTCATCAACTGCATGACGACCGGGGCTGCCTCGGGGCTGGTCTGGATCAGCGGGGTCACCGACTGGACGAAGCTCCCAACGGCCTGCATGAACTGGGTCCGGCTGTCGCGCTCCTGGGCCCAGTCGACCATTGCCATCGTCTCCGACTCGACCGAGATGCGGTAGAACTTGTTGTCGCCTGGGGCTTTCAGGAACTGGATGGCCGCGTCCGCGCCCTGGGCGTCGGGGCTGTGCATGATGTTGCTGCGCTCGGCGATGGTCTGTGGCTGGAAGCGGTCGCAGATGATCTGGGCGCGGATTCTCTGGCCGCCCGCGACCCAGGCACCGATCTGCTGCTGCTTGAACTGGAGCCGGTTGCCGCCGAACTGGGCCTTCAGTTGCTGCGCGCCCAGGGTTTCATCCGGGTTGGTCATGCCGCGCATGATGTCGCCGATGCCCAGGACCTCGTAGAGGTTGCCCTTGATCACGTCGCGCTGCTGGGTGAGCTTCTCGATGACCCCGGCAATGATGTCGATGGGGACGAAGTCCATCTGGCCCTTGAGCCCGCCCTTCTCGGCGAAGGCGGCCCAGTTGTCGACCGGGAGCATCTGGTTCTCCATGCCCTCCTGAAAGACCCGGCCGATGGGGGTGCTGTTCTTGTCGTACACCCCGACCACCTTGCACGCCTTGGTCAGGTACTTGATCCGGGTCGTCAACTCGTCGATCTGGCCGTACTGGTCCTGCGCGAGCAGGAAGTCGGCGCGGGGGATGAACTTGCTGGTGGTCAGGTTCGCCATCAGCGGCTGCGGGCACGGGAAGAAGCCCTTGAGCTTCAGCGGGTCCTGCTTGTAGTCGCAGATGATGTTGTAGCCCATGACGTGCCAGTAGGCGCACTTGGTCGTCTTGTCCCAGATTTCAAAGACCCCGGCTTTCTCCCAGGGGTCGTTGATGTGTCCCAGGGCATCAGCCCGGGTCTTCTGCTTGGTGACCGGGATGTCCTTGCCGATCTTGTCGCCGAAGCGGGCGCAAAGCTCCTCGCGGTTCATGTAGACCCGCCGCGCGCACCAGCGCACGTCCTGCCAGACCCTGGCCGGGCTCCACCAGAAGTCCTCCCAGTAGACGTAGTCGGCCGGCGCATCCTCGGAGGTGATCGCCTCGTAGGGCACGGGCTCGGCAAGCTGCTCGCCGGTCGTCGGATCGGTGACCGGGTCGGTCTGTGTTTCCTCAGTCTCCACCTCGTAGCGGTACCAGACCTGACCCAGGCCGATGACGAGGTAGTCCGACACGGCCTGCCGGGTGATCTCGGGGTAGGTCGACTCGTCGTCGTCCTCGCAGTCGTTGTTGAGCATCCGCTGCAGGATGTTGGCCGCCACCCGGGAGACATCGTCCTCGCTGTCCTTGTGGGTGTTGCTCACGTCCACGTTGGGAGGCTTGGCGTACAGGCTCGACTTCAGCACCTCGATGTTCGACCAGAACAGGTTGAACTTGCTGTCGCTGTTGTCGAAGGCCGCGCCGTCGCGCTCGTCGAGGTACTTCTTCACCAGCTTCCTGGCGGTGGTGTGGAACTTCGACAACTCCTTCTTTGCAGCCTGAAGCTCCCGCTCCCAGCGCTCGGCCAGCTTTGCCGGGTCCTTGCCCTGGTCACGCTCGGGGATTAGCGACTGATCACCGGGCTTCTTGCCATCGTGGATGTCCTGATACTCCTTGCCATCCGATGGCATTGCGCTACCAGTAGTTGCGCCTGGAGGCTGTTGCGGCGGGTATGTAGCCATCAGAGTCGTCCTTGGTTCGCCGAGGGCCCGACAGTCTCGTGGAGCATCTCCAGGGTGAAGGAGTGACTGAGCGGCGGCACGATTATGGTCTTCTCGGGCGGCGGGGGCTCGATCACCACCAGCTTGGCCGCGCCCTCCATGTACGCATCGGCCGGGTGGCTCGACCAGTCATGCTCGGGCTCGCTGCTGAACGTCTTCGTCTCGTCGTCGTACTTGAAGTGGTAGGCCCTGAGGGCCATCAGCAGGGGCTTGCAGGCCTCGTTGTTGGCGATCCTGACCCGGCGCAGCATCAGCCGCCCCGCGTTGATGCTGTCGGCCTTCTTCCGCTGCTCGTTTACACGCACGTCGCAGCCGGCCCAGGGCCGGTCGGCCAGGAACGTCTCGACCACCGAGCGCTTGGACGCGAAGCTCCTGGCCTTGGCGTCGTGCGGCAGCACCAGCACATCGGCGCGCGGCTGCTTCTGTAGCCTGGGTATCCACTCCTCGGCATCCATGCCGCTGCCATCGTCGTAGTGGAAGATTTCAAAGCCGCCGCGCATGCGCTTCCACCAGACGAACGCCGCCTTGTCGCGGTAGCCGATGTCGGAGGTGACCCAGACCTCGTCGTTGGGCCCGCCCGCCTCGACCATGCAGATGCGGCCCTGCTTCTCCATCTGCTCGACGTAGCGGCCGAAGATCGCGCCCACGTTCGCGGCACTGAAGTCGCAGTCGTACTCCTGGCGATATAGCTCGTCGGGCATCTCGCGCCGCTCGTCCTCCAGCACGCCCAGGGGGATGTGCTGCGTCTCGGTCACGCCCAGGTGCGAGTGGTACCAGTGGTCGCTGGTCTTCGCCAACTGGATCAGGTCGTAGAAGTGGTTGTAGCCCCGGGGTGTAGAGATGTGCGCGGCCCAGCCGCCGTTGGCCGCGAGCATGGGGCGGAACATGCTCCAGGCGCGGGGGTCCGACAGCGCCGCCTCGCTCATGGCGATGCCGAACGGGTTGGAGCCCACGAGGCTGTCGTAGTAGTCCGAGCCTACAAGCTGCCAGATGCTGCCGCACCTGAACGTGATCTTCATCTCGGTCTTGTTGGTGTCCTCGCGCAGGTGCTTCGGGAAGACTTGGTCGAGGGTCTTCCTGCCCTGGTTGTCGAACCCGTCCCAGACCACCTTGCGAGCATGCTTGTGCGTGGGCAGCATGTGGAAGTACATGCCCGGGCGCTCGTGCAGCATCTTGGCGGTCTGGTGCAGCATGGTGAGGTCCTTGCCGAACCGCCTGGGCCAGCACACGGCCGCACGCAGGCCGCCGTGGTCGAAGTAGCGCATCAGCGCCTTCTGCGGCGGCCGACCGACGAACCCGTTGGGCAGGACGATCTCAGCCAAGGCTCGGTCCGCCCATCCAGTACCACAGGACCCAGGCCATCGTGACCCCGCCAGTGATGAAGCCCAGGGATGCAGCGAGGATGATCCAGCCGGTCATGTCAGCCACGGTGCTTGGCCCTCCAGATCAGCCAGCGGTCGGCAGCGATGCCGGCGATGAAGGCGACGACGAAGTCCAGGCCGTAGGACCACCAGGGGTCGTGCATCACAGCCATCCCTCGCCTGCCGACCAGCCGAACAGGGCGAAGATGCACAGCAGCAGCAGGATGAACATCAGCCGCCACTTGCTCATGTTTCGTCGCTGGTAGTTATGGCGGGCCGCCGACCCACAGCCCAGGCGTGGCCTCGCCAGCGTCCAGCACCTCGGCCACATGCTCGCCGATCAGGCCGGCAGGCAGCCTGTGCCACTGCACGCCGTGGTCCTGGCGTGCGAGCCCGGCATCGTCGAGCGCCCCGCTGTCCAGGCCCCGGTACTGCACGGCGTCGTTGAAACGCTCCGAGGTGTCGCACACGTCCAGCACCAGCAGTGTGCCCCGAGGCTTCAGGTACGACCGCGCCACGGCCAGCATCGCCGGCACGCTGTAGGCGTGGTGCAGGCTGTAGCCCAGGACGACGAGGTCCTGGCGTGGCAGCCGCGCCGCGAGGTCGGGGTCCTGCATGTCGGCCTGGATCAGCAGGCCCTGGCACAGGCAGCGCACTAGCTGCGCCTTCGATGCGTTGACCAGGGTGAAGCACAGGTCACGCCGCTGGGCCTGCCAGTACGCCTCCATGCCGCCGACGCCGCAGCCCAGGGACAGCACACGAGCGCCCAGCGGGACGTTTACACGCTGCAGCACCCTCAGGCTGTGCCGATGCTCGTCGCCCTGGGCGAGCATGAACAACTGGAAGATCGTCTGCCCACGCTCCAGCAGCCAGTCGGTGACCGAGGCAACGCGGGCGTCGTCGCTGTAGAGCGGATGGCCCTCTGGCGGCCAATTACCAGAGACGTAATGCGATGGCTCGACATCGTGGCCGTTGACCTCAACCCTGGGCTCCATGAGCGCTACGCCTCTTTCCTGATGACCACGGTCAGCGGGCCGCCGCCCTCGCCGACGACCTCGGAGCGGTTGAGCTTGGGCGCTGCGAATTCGGCAAGCTGGGCCAGCAGCCGGGCAGCGCCGCCAGGATCGGGCGCACGGCCTGGGACGAGCTTGCCACCGACCTTGCGACTCTTGCTGCCCTGGGCGACCTGGGTGATCCACAGCGCCACGTTCTCGCGGTTGTCGTCGAGGATGCCCTGGACGACCTCGCGGAACGCGACCGTCGACTTGTTGGGCACGCCCTTCTTGCGGCCGCGCCGGTTCAGGTTGCCCAGGCCAACAGGGTCCGACAGTTTTAGCGAGCCACCGGGCGTCGAGGGGGTTGACATGGCCGCGAATGTACAGCCAATCGCCCGCGCCGCGAAATCGGCCGAACAGCCCCCGAACAGCCTGAACAGCCCGAACAGCCTGTCCGCCTATACGCGGGTCTCGTTTCGCGCGCACGCGCGCAGCCGCCCCACAATCCCTTCTTCTCCCTTGTATGGGAGACGACAGGCTGTCCTAAGCTGTTCTACCGGGCGTAGCGGCCTCCGGCCAGGGCTGTCCCAGGCTGTCCTGCAGGACTGTCCTTGGCTGTTCCGGCACTATTTCACGCCGACCCTGACAAACGGTAGCCTGGGGCTTCAAAAGTCTCTAGAATCCAAGCTTGACAGACACCACAAGCGGAGCTTCCAGATGACCACCCAGACCCAGACCCAGGCAGCGTTCGTCGGCCCCCTGCCCCAGGCCAAGAAGGGCCGCCCGGCCAAGTACGCCAACGCCGCCGAGCGCCAGCGCGCATGGCGTGCCGCCAACACCGTCAAGACCCTGTCGCTCGACGGCAAGGTCGGCCCGACCATCGCCCGCCTCGCCGAGCAGTTCGACTGCACCGAGACGCATGTCGTCAACAACCTGCTGCGCTTCGCGCTCGCCAACCGCAACTGGAACACCCTGGGCATCGGCGGCTGGGACAAGGACGACAAGCGCTTCGCCAACGGCAAGCGCCCGGCCCCGGTGGTCGACATGAGCGCCCTCGACGCCGAATTCCCCCTCGTTTAAACCTCAAGGACCACCCCCATGAACACCGCCCAGCAACGCGCCCTAGAGGCCTTCAAGGCCTTCATGCAGACCCAGGTCAGCAAGAACCCCGAGTACAAGGACACCGTCAGCGTCGAGGTCGAGCAGAGCGACTACGGCATCACCTGGGTGACCGCCAGGACCGACA